TCATCACAGGCATTGAACGAATAAAATTTGATTGGTAATATAACAATATATCTATAAATATATGATGGATATGAAAAAAACTAGCCTAAAAAAGAAAAAGAGCAACCTATCCAGGATTGCAATATTATGTCTTTAAACTACAATAAATAGTATATTTGAAATTGGTGTATGTATGGTGTAAATATTTGTGGAAAAAACCATCTTTAATATTCTTTTTGATAGCTCGACCGGGCTTTATTTCAAAATGAATTTATATGATTATCTACATGGCGGGTATTTAGTGGGGACCGAAAAGCGAAACCCTTTTTTATCCGTTATAGATTCCTGTTTAAGCGAATCCGATGCAGATAAGAAAATAAAAATTCTAAACCAAACAGATATGGAATTTTAATACTTATTTTAGTACATTTGTATTGATATAAGTATTTTTATGACTTCTGCTACATTCCAAAAGTACAATAAGTATTCGCAACCGCAATTAATAAAATTAGCGGAAAAACACTTTAACGCCTACATCCGAAACCGAGATGATCAAGGTGGGTACTTCATTTGTATTTCTTGCCAGAAGCCTAAAGCAATTCAGGGCACTTGTTATCACGCTGGCCATTACTTATCAGCTGGTCATCACTCATTCACCAGGTTCAATGAAAACAACGTACACGGACAATGTGACCGCTGTAATCTTTACTTATCAGCCAATCTCATTAACTACAGAATAAACCTGATCAAAAAGATCGGTGAATCCGCTGTACAGGAATTGGAGCAATCAAAAAACCGATTCATGAAATGGGATAAACTTGAGCTTATAGCAATTATCGAAACCTACAAAGCAAAACTTAAACAAGCAGCATAATGTTAAACACCACGAACATCAAAATGGGGTCTCACACTTCAAATATGACATTCAATGCAACTTCGAACGGAATGATGCAAAGATCAAACCCCAAAAGCTTTTTTATCAGATTCCACAAAGATTCAAAAATGGCGGAATACATATTTCCTACCGATGGCGCTACTCCTTATGTTAAGCGAGGCTACAATGGTGTCGATAAAATTAAAATATCAGTATTACAAATACTTGTATTCGGAAAGGATGAATTTCTATGCGAGGTTGTCGAACATAAAGATTTAGTTGATGATTAAGATAGATCTACAATGAAAGTTATCCAAGAAGATATAACAGCATTCAACCAATCTTTTGATATCGGTTTAAAATACTTGGTTAATCACGTTCGTGCATATCAAAGAGAGTTATTAAAAATGACCTTAGAGAGTAAGAATAAAGTGGTTAAAGCTGATCGGCAATTCATGCTCGATTTAGCGGAAGAAGGATTTATTCGAACGGTAACAACATACATTACCGATGCCGACAAAAGTATGAGAGAAAAAAGAGATTGGATGGACCAGGTAAAAAACATTTTGAACAATGACTAAGCTCCAATTAACAAACTACATATTACAGTTTCTAGGTATAAGGATATTTCGACAACTGGACAAAGGTAAAACAGTTGCTTATGGGATATTATATTTTATTGTCCCTTTAACCGGATGGATAAACCCGTTTATAGCAATTGGTAAAAGAGTGAGATCGAAAAGAATTTACAAGTTATGAAATGTTGGGTAACTGAGATCAAGGCCATTCATCCCATAAAAGGAGTATTAACGAATTACATGGGGCCATACATTGAAGCTGATTCTTTAGAGCTGGCTGAGAAGCATTGTGAGGAAAACGGTTTAGGCTATTGCAAAGTTATCGGTGAACTCGATAGCGAATTAGATTTCGAAACCCTAACAGAGATTAAAAACTTTTCAGAGAAGTTAAAGCATAAGTAATGAAACTTAAACTATACAAAGATACTATCCATAGCATACATGCTGAGTGTGGATCTAAAGCATGTGCATTGGCATGGATTAAATTACATTGCCAGGTAAAAGATTTAGAACTTCCTACATTGGATAAGATCGTTATGGTTAAAGAAAAGCCGAAACGCAAGCCCAAAGTTTTATTAACACAGAAACCTGAAGAAACCAAAACAGCCCAGCCGAAAGATGATGAATCGGAAAAGGAAGAGAGAAATAAACTTCTTGAATTCGAATACATCTGCATGGAGATTGAAAAAGGCGCGGCAACTAGAAATGCAGTACGTGCGTTTATGTCATCAAAAACATTCTATGAATTGATGGAACAGTTTCCTGATTTAGTAAAACGGTACGCGCGCGCGTGCGAGGCTAGAGCGGAATCGATCTTTGAAGATATCATAGAAATTGCAGACGAAGCCAACGCTGATTTAGTTATCTCAGAAAAGGGACAATTGGTTGTTAATGGTGAAGCTGTACAGCGAAGTAAACTAAGGGTAGATGCCCGTAAATGGGTGCTTTCAAAGCTTGATCCAAAGAAGTATGGAGATAGGCAGCAGTTAGAGCATTCGGGAGAGATTAACAGTAATAAGCCAGATTTATCAAAGCTTAGTGTGGAGGAATTGAGAACGTGGGGAGCATTGATACGGAAGACTTCGAAGTAACCGAAGCTGATATTTTCGGGGAATTATGCAGAAAGAACTTCTATACGTTTGTACAGGAGTTTTGGAGCGTTATCATTGCAGAAGATCCGGTTTGGAACTGGCATATCGAATACCTGTGTGATGTTTTACAGGAATACGTAATACGTGTTTCCCAAATTAAGGATAAAGATGGTGTAATTACCAAACGTAGGGAGCCAAAACTATCGGATCTCTTAATAAACATTCCACCTGGTACAACTAAATCTACCATCTGTACAGTAATGCTTCCGGCATGGGCTTGGACTGTTGACCCGACATTAAGGATATTAACGGCTTCATATTCTCAGAGTTTATCGACAGATCACGCATTAAAAAGCCGTGATATCATTCGTTCGGACAAATACCGCCTATACTTTGATGATTTAACGATCAAATCAGACCAGGACAATAAAACCCATTACAAGAATGAGCATACAGGCGAGCGTTATGCAACCTCTGTAGGAGGAACAATTACGGGATTTCATGCGCATATTATTATTGTGGATGACCCACTAAACGCCAAAGAAGAGGCAAGCGCAGCAGCTTTAGAAACTGCTAATACGTTTATGGATACTACCCTATCCACTCGTAAAGTTGATAAAGCTGTAACGCCAACCATATTGGTAATGCAGAGGCTAAATGAAAATGATCCGTCCGGCAATTGGTTGAACAAAAAAGGTAAAAAGATCCAGCATATCAAATTACCTGCAACCGATAAAGGCGAAATTAAGCCAGAGCACCTTAAACTACATTATGTTGACGGAAAGCTCGATGCCGTAAGGATGACTGATGAAGTTTTAGCTGATTTAAGGATAGATCTTGGAGAGTACGGTTATTCAGGTCAAATGCAGCAGGATCCGGCTCCAGAAGATGGTGGGATATGGCAAAAATGGTTTATTCCGGTTGAGGATAATGTTTTCCCTGATCCTGAAGATATGACCGATTACGGTTCAGATTGGGATACTGCATTAACAGAGAAAGAAATTAATGCTGCATCTGCAAACATTGTTTCTGGAAAGATTGGTTCAAACATGTACATAGATGATTTCCATTTTGTGTATAAGGAATTTCCGGATCTGATTGCGTGGATGAGAACACAGCCGGAACCACATTATATTGAGGCGAAAGCTTCGGGAAAATCGGCAAAACAAACCTTAGTGAAAAATGGAATAACCGCCATCGAAATACCGGTAACGGGTGGAGATAAGGTAGCGAGGGCAAGAATGGCCACACCATACGCACAGGCAGGTCGGGTTTATGTACGCAAAAGTATTTTAGATAAATTATATAACGATTCTGAACAGGGAATATTAAAATTCCCTCGCTCAAAGAAATTAGATGTTGCCGATGCGTTGGCACAAGCTATACAACGCCAATTAGGGCAAAAGGATTTTAAATTTTGGTAAGATGGATTTAGTGAGAGGGATTAAGAGCGCATTTAATGCGTTTATGGGGTACAGAGCTGGTGTAGTTGCCAGTTTTATGAATAATACGATTTACGGGCACTTTGAAAACGTAGGTCAATATATTAAAGATGCATATCAAAAGAATGCAGACGTTTACAGTATTGTTTCATACATCGCGGCAAAGGTAGCTATGGCACCTGCAATGCTATATGAGATAAAAGACGAAAAAGCATTTAGAAGATACAAGGCCCTAACAAGCAATCCAACTAAGGAAAGTTTACAAAAAGCGGATCAGATCAGAACTAAAGCGATGACTGAAATTGAGGGCGATCATCCATTACTTAAGTTGTTAAACACTCAGGTAAATGATGAAATGAGCGCTTCAGAGTTCAAGTATGCTTGTGCTGTTTATCGTTTATTAACAGGCAATACCTACATACACGGATTTGCTCCTGAATCTGAGCCAACAAAATTTGTTGAGCTGCATATTTTACCATCACAATACACTCACCCAATATCAGCAGGAAGATACCTTGGCGTAAAGGCTTATCGACTGGATTATGATGTACAGAACCCTATTGATAAAGCCAACGTTGCCCATTACCGCTACTTTAACCCGGACTTCTCAACGAGCAATCCTCATATTGTAGGTCAGGCACCGCTTATGGCTGCATCAAATATAGTTTTGAGAAGCAACAGCGGTTATGAAGCATCAACTAAGGCCTTTCAAAATGGCGGTTTAACTGGTGTATTATACGAAGATGGCGGCACATCCATCAATGAAACGCAAAGAGAGTTACTTCAAAAGCACATTGATCGGAAAATGACAGGGCCAGGTAACTTTAAACAGATCATAGCAGCATCATCTAAACTCGGTTGGTTGCAGATTGGCGAATCTCCTGTGGATCTTGGTATTTTAGAAAGCATTATATGTGATCTTCGAAGCTTGTGCAATGTGTTTCATGTTAATTCGGCATTATTTAATGATCCGGATAACAAAACCTACAATAACATGATCGAGGCTAGGAAAGCAGCAATTACCGATGCTGTTCTTCCTGAGCTTACCGCTTTACGAGATGTTTTAAATCAATGGCTAGTACCTGGTTGGTCTAAAGCTGATAATAAAAAGTATTTTCTTGATTTCGATACGAGTGTTTATCCTGAATTGCAGGATGATATGAAATCACTTGCAGAATGGCTGGAACGTGCTTGGTGGATCGATCCAAACGAAAAACGAGCTCAAATGAATTACGATGCCAAAGGGCCAGAGTTCAATGAATGCTTTATCCCTGCTGGCATTACTCCATTATCACAATCAGATCCGGCAGATTTCGAGAAAGCCTTTCAGAAGGTCGGCACCGTAGACTATGAATAGACAAATTGACAAGTTAGCAGATAGACACGAGAACAAAGGTGCTCGTGTTTTTCATGCTGCCTTAAAAAAACAGTTTGATAGTGCCGCCAAGTTTATAGAAAAGAGCGGGAAGATCGATGGATTAGAAATATATCCGATCCCTTTACGCGATGCTATGAGGTCATTTCACTATCTGGTACAGCTTGATAGTGCAGAACTTCAATACCTTGATTTAACAAAAAACAATCCGGTAAAGTCTGGCATTGGCACGGCTCTTTCTACTGAATGGATAAGAAAGATCCAAGCATGGATAATGCTAAACACTGGCGATCATATTACCAAAATCAATGATACTACGCTCGATAGAATAAGGTCAATCTTTGCTGAAGCAACATCTGAAGGTTTAGGCCCGCGCGATATCGCCCGTAGAATTCGCAAAGAAGCTGGAGAGCCTTTTACCGCGTACAGATCTACTGTTATTGCCAGAACAGAGGCCACAAGGTCGGCATCACAGGGCCACAAGATCGGAGCCGAGGCATGGGAACGTGAAACCGGGCAGAAAACATATAAACAATGGAGCGCTACCAATGACAGCCGCACGCGTGATGCTCATAGGGCAATGCTTGTACTTCACATCATCCCCAAAGGCGAAAAATTTATTGTAGGTGGCGTTACAATGGATGCTCCAGGTGATCCAGCTGGTGGGGCAAAGAATGTTGTTAACTGCAGGTGTAGAATTTACTACATGAGTGAACGTATTGCCAAAAGGTTATTAGGTGAAGTTAAGCCCGCTCCTGCTGATCCAAGAATACCAATTAATCTGGGAGAGTACGAGAAAAGAACAGGTGTTAAGGTTGATAGAACCATTTTCAGCAGCTTAAGCGAAATTGTTCCGATGACAAACAACGCTGAAGGATCGCATTACAACCCGAACACCAAAACCGTAAACCTTCAAATTGGAGATCGGTCTAAGAAAAGTAAATGGCAAGCGGAAAAGGTAGTTTACCATGAATACGGCCATGCTATTGATTGGCAAAAAGGGATGCGTACTGATGGCGTGGCTACTTCCTTGATGAATGAGTTTAGGAAGGAATTAGCTAAGAACAGAAATGCTGGATACAAGGACTTACATAATCAATTCTACGATGACGTAAATGAAGCATTCAGATCCGGCAATCATGATGATATCGAGAAAATAACATCGTTTGCTGATACTTTAATGTCCTTAAACCCGAATTTCGGTGCTGGGCACTCGAAGGCTTACTTTGCTATTGATGGAAGAAAGGAAGCTGAGTTTATCGCTCATGCATTTGAGAATAAATTTATAGGCAACTCTTACTTTGAAAAAACCGCACCGGATCTGTACAAAGCAATGATTGCCTATATCGAGAAATATCTCTAAACTAGCTTCATTCCGGTTGGATCTCCCTCTACTTCGAGATCCTCAACCAGCTCGATTTTTTTGCCCTCTTTTTCGGCTTGTTCAAGCATCGTGTATACCTTATCGCCAAATAGCGCTAACGATGTTTGTATAACCTGGGCATACTCATCTTTTTCGTCACCACTGTGATTACGAAAAGCAGCATATTTTTCAAATAATTGTCTTCCTGTCATTCTAGTAAATTTACTAATAATTAATTAAATTGCATTTATGATCACCTTTAAGCAAATTATTATTTTACTGGTAATCGTTGAAGTTTACATATACGTTTTTGTGACTGTATTCAAAGCTGTTCTTCCAGATAACCCTAAGCCGCTAACTGAAGCTGAGATTAATGCTATTATAAAAAATTGTCCTAGCTGTATAGCTCCAATGTATGAGGCTGGGATGATTGAGCCGAATAGATAAGCTAATCGGCTCAAAATCTCAATATTTAAGGTCAGTCCAGTGAATTAATGTTCCGGTAAAGTTCTTATTGAAGTAATCGAAGAAAGCCGCTACAGAATCGAACCCGTCGTTAATTGCTAGGCTTTTTACTGTATCAGCGTTGATCGTTTTATTATCAATTGTAACCTGATATGCCATAAGAAAAAAGCCCATTGATGATTTATGTTCTACCACAACGGAAACCATAGGATCATGTTGTGATAAATGGTTTACATTCTTAATCTGGATGTCCTGCACACTTTTACACTTAATCGTTGGCGCAAACTGGAAACGGTTTGATGTTCGGTTATTGATGACCATGTGAATATCCATTCCGGCACGCCATCGGCCTAAGCCTTGACGGATTGTGTGCAACTTTGGTTTAATTGGATCATCCGGATTATCAAACGGCTTTCCTAAACTATAAACATGGCGGTCCCAATAATATTCATATTGTTTTAGCTTATCATCTATCAGTAATCCCATCCATATTTTGGATACAAAGAAGTTCTTAACCCCTTTGATCTCTTGTGAAAATCCTAATGTCATCTTAATTCCTCCTTTCCCAAAGTCTCTGGTCCATTCGTCTAATGTTGATGGTAACAGAATCACCCTGCTTTATTTTAAAATCCCAAACATGAACAGCTTTGCCTTTAATTAAAAGCCATCTAAATTGTTTTTCCCATCGATATGTATAATAAACGGTGTCTACTTTACCAGTTAGCTTTTCCGCTGGGAATTCTACCTGTTGATAGTTTTTGTAAGTGCTACAAGATGATAAAAGTGCAAGTGATATTATTGTTAATAGCTTTCTCATGATTACCAGCCCTCCATTGGAAATTCAAGATAAACTTGTGCCTGTTGCCTGATTTCATTTGTGATTTTGTTAACTCGATCAGTGTTCCTGCTAACACGACCAAACCACCTCCACCCGCTCCGAGTGGCTTTCTGACCACTATGGAAAGTTTCGCAGTTAAACATGGTTAGGGTTCGATCTTTAGCGAAAACACTTTGTAATTGCCCTGCTTGAATCAGCCATTTAACTTCAGCATCCCACTTTCTGTATATTAAATCACCCCATTCTACCTTTGGCATCAAGCATTCCCCAATAGCAAACTCTGTAGGACAAATATCTGCATTAACTAATCCAAGAATATGCTCAGAGTGATAAGCAGGAGTATCATAGTCAGGTTGGCCCGCGGTAATGAAATGCTGACCAACTGGAATTTCTGGCCGAGGAACATCATCATGATGAAAGCCAGGAATAGCAGGATACCAACCAGGCATAAGCATGTGCACCCGGCTGTCAAATACAACATTATCCCACCAATCTTTGGGAAGATTGTTTATGAACGATTTTGTAATTGCGCCGCCATTGCTATAAGCGAATTTTAGATCACAATTAAAGAACATAGGTTCTTTTTTAATTTCATCGTTGCTTATCGCCTGAGCAAATAAGCCTAATTCTCTGATTTCAGATACAAAATGTTTATCGGTTTTCATTCTCTTGGTTTTTAAGACAGTTGGTAGCTGTCGGTTAAATAATAGTCTTTTACCACAAAATCCCCGCTTATCGAAACAAGCGGGGTGATTTTTAATTAGTATGGTGGCCATGTCGAAATTGGACCATCTGATCCATCTGGATAAGTTGTTTTTGTTGGGTGACAAACTGAATATTGACCACAATAACACAAACCTGTATTGTGAGGATATGTGTTAGCGCCGCCAGGATAACCGCCAATACCTATCGGATCCTGAGGAACTGTTGCCGACTTTTTAATTGTTAACTCTTTTTTAACAGGATCCACAATCTGTTCTTTTTTACAACTTACACCTAGTGTAAAAGCAAAGGCCAATAGCCCAATAAATAGATTTTTCATACTGCCTAAAGCCTCATCCCATTTACGGGAGTAGGCAACATGGTAAGAAGTGGTTTCTTATCTGTTATTATTCGATCCAACGAATAATGTCTATAATGTTTTATTATCTTTGTTTAGAGATCATTCTTTTGTTCCTTAATGCCTTTGGTAGTGGCGGGTTAATATTGTCTTTTACTGCCAAAGGCCACAATTAAGTGACCATTAGCGAGTGTACCGATCGAAGTGTACAACAGGATTGAAGTGTGTGGAAAAGGATGGAATCGAACCATCGCACTCTGTGTAAATACAGGCTCTACCAACTGAGCTACTTTCCCTTTGTGAACAGAGCAGGATTCGAACCTGCATGGTGTCTGATTTTTATTCTTTTCATCCACTACATCGTCATGCAATGCCTAGATAACACCTGTTGAATAGCGTCTACCAGTTCCGCCATCTGTTCTCCACAACAATAAGCCTGTTGCCGCTTGGTTCCGTTCGTCTGCAAGCAAACTAATAGGATGGTTGCGGGGGCGAGACTTGAACTCGCGACCTTCGGGTTATGAGCCCGACGAGCTACCAACTGCTCCACCCCACAAAAATTGACGGCTTACCCGTCAGCATTAGGTTTACACTCTTCACGCTTTCCTAAAAATCGCTAAGTGCCCGGTGTTGGCTCCGATGCATGTTCGACATTAGCACCGATGTTCTTGTTTCCCTTTCCCTACTTCTACTCTGCTACACGTAGCAATCAGATTCGGTTCAGCAGTACACGTCGAAAAGAAGCGTTTTCCAATCTGGATTCGAACCAGAATCTTACGGACCAAAACCGCACGTGCTGCACGTTGCACCATCGGAAAATATAAATAACCTTAACAACCCAGGGTTTCCATGACGTTTTGACCTCGCCATCCAGTAGGGTTTTACTGGCCTTCTTTGTTTCTATTACATCACCCCAACTCGTGGGGATTGTTAAGGTATCGGGTCGCATGTGCGTCCAATATTTTGACCTCCGCATTTGGATCGCCCAGCGCTAAGAGGATTTTTTTAAATAAAAAGCGGTGCAAATAATTAAATCAACACCGCCCTAGCAAACCACCCAAAAAAAACACACATAAACTTTCCACAACAAACATACATAAATAATATTTATTTCAAAACATTTGTTTTAATTTAAATATTATTTATCTTTGAATCATTATACAGATGGATTTGTGAGGTTGATTAAGAGGCTTACCAAATTGCAGAGAATGATTAGTGAGAAAGGGCGCAATTAGGTAGGCTTTTTTTGTGAGGTTGATTAGAAATGGAATTCAAAAATGTAGCTACAGAGGTTAAAGATCTCGACGAAAAAAAGGGTGTTGTTGAGGCATACGCTAATGTTTATCATAACGCTGATTCCGATAATGACATTTCAATGCCAGGTAGCTTTACCAAAACTGTTACCGAAAACCGAAAACGCATTCGCGTACTAAAAGATCACAATCAAACCATCACATTAGGCGTGCCGTTGGAAATTGATCCAAGGGATTCTTACGGTTTAAGAACGATTACTCAATTCAATCTACAAAAAGAGGTTAGCCGGGACATGTTCACGGATATACAACTTTTAAAACAGCACGATCTTAATGCTGAATTGTCAATTGGATATGGTGCAACTATCAGAGACAAACAGGACAGTCGTAGGATATTAGAATACGGATGGCTTGGTGAATACTCATTTCTTTCAGCATGGGCCGCAAACGAACTAGCTATTGTTGGCGATATCAAAAACATTAAATCACACTATGGAGTGATGGAGCTTTTAACCAAAGCTTATAACCTTCCATATTCTGATTCACGACTTATTCAAATAGAAAACATTCTAAAATCACTCTCTACGGAGCCGGGCAAAGACACCACTTCAGGAGAAGAGCCGATTGCACAAGCCTTAAAAGAGGCAAATATTTTATTGGAACTAAAATCATTTATTTAAAAATTATGAAAAAGAATTTCATTCCTCGTATAGCGTTGATGGGACCCGGCTCTGCTTCAGCATCAATGTTTTTCAGAGCAAAACTGAATAGCGATGGCGGTGGTGGCGGAAATGCTACACCAAGCATTAAAGAGCTGTTAGAGGGCATTGAGGCAAAGCTTAAAAAGAGCCTTGGCGCGAAAGCTGTTGAGGCAGCTAAAGCAGAATTAAAATCATTGGGTGATAAGATTACTGCTTTAGAGGGAAAAGACAATGCAGCAGAATTGAAGGAAATCAAAGATGCAGCAATAGCATTAAAAACACAAGTTGATGCTTTGGATGTAAAGCTTCAAAAAGGCGGTAAAGGCAATTCAGAAGATCATCCCGTATTGGCTGCTGTGAAAGGTTTAGACATCAAAAAATTGCAATCAGGCGAAAGCGGATTTCAAGAAGTTGTTGTAAAAGCTGCTGGCCCGATGACGGTAGGAAGCGTTAATAATCCTACAAGTCCATACATCGGATCTGTTGAAGTTGTTTCTGGAATCAACAGAGAACCACAAGGCGATTTAAACATCCTACAGGATGCAGATACTAGCGGAACTAATGCCGCCACTATCGTATGGATCAACAAATATGCTATTGAAGGTAATGCTGAATTTATTGGTGAGGGAGAATTAAAACCACTTCGCTCATTCAAAGTTAAAGCCGAAACTTCAAATGCTAAAAAGGTTGCTGTTCGTTTCAATGTGTCTACTGAAGCATTAGAGGATTTAGATTTCTTAGCTTCTGAGATTAACTCTGATGGTATCGATGCCGTTATCCGTAAAACAAACGATGCATTGTTAAACAGTACTGGTACCGGTGCTCAATCTGATGAACCAAAAGGTATCACTAAATACGCTAGTGGTTATGTATTAACCACAATCAAAGGCGAAGATCCTGATAACTATGGTGCTTTGCGTGCCGGAGCTGCTCAGGTAAGATCTTTAAAGTTCCGTCCTAACCGCGGATACATCAACCCTATTGATGCTGCAAATATGGACCTTAAAAAAGGTGCAAATGGTCAATATGTTTTGCCACCTTTCACTACTGCTGATGGCCGTAAAATCGGTTCCATCACCTTGGTAGAAACTGATGAAATACCTGTAGGTTATTTCTTGATAGGTGACATGAAGCGTTTCAAGATCCGTCCGTACAAAGGAATCCAGGTGAAAGCTGGTTACAATGGCGAGGATTTCTCAGAAAATATGATGACAATCATCGTTGAGCAACGTTTGCATGCTTACGTAAATTCAATTGATACTGGTGCATTCGTTTACGATTCATTCGCGACAGTGAAAGCAGCAATCTTAATTGCTCAGGGATAGTTATAATCAGCCCCTTAACGGGGGCTATAATTTTAAATAATCATGGCAAAGGCAAAATCAGAAAAAATTAATCTTCAGGATAAAGTAACGGTTACAGCTACCGACAAACATCCTTTCGCAACTAAGGGGGAAAAATTCCCGGTTCATCCAAAAGTGGCTGAACAGTTCCTTAAAAAAGGATACATCGAAAAATATACAGCCGCTAAAAGCGCAGATTCTGAAGAGGAAGATTCAGAATAAGGTAAACGGTTCTTAGGGGGTTCGATTCCCCCTTTACCTTCAAAATTTCAGATTATGAAAATCAGATTTAATAAAGATCACCTCGATTTCAAAGAAGGAAACGAGTATGATGTACTAGAGCCAACAGCTATTTACCTGGTAGGATTAAAAGTTGCCAAGGAAGTTGTGGACAAAGGGGGCAAAGCACCTGATTTAACGAAGAAAGTTAAAGAAGAGAAAGCACCTGTAACAACTAAAGAATTGAAAACCGATATCGAAACTAAATAATGAACATTTATCCGCGAAAAAAAGAAAAGGAGCCAATTATCACCTTCAAAATAATTGAAGATGTGGCCACTGAAGTATTATCGCTGGATAATGTTAAGGAATATTTGACTATCGATTTCCCTGATCATGATTGGATTTTAAACAAGCTGATCAAAGGAGTTAGGCAGAGTTTCGAAAGGTGGACAGGATTGGCCATCGGTGTAAAGAAAATTGAGCTATCGGGCGATTATCAAAGTGATTTAGCTTATATGCCATTCGAACCAATTAACGACCAAGTTGGGGCTTTACAAACTGTTGGATATACACCAGGGAATTGCCCGGATGATTTACAAGTGGCAATGATGAAAGTTATACATGCTTGCTTTGAAAACAGAGAGCTAGATATCAATACGGAATGTGAGAAAGCTTCGAAAGGATTTAGGCGAAGGGTTGGAATATGAACGGCGGGGATCTAAAGCAAAAGATAAAGTTCGTTAGGTACGATTATGTATCTGATGGATCAGGCGGGCAAATCGCCACCCCTGTTACTGTTTTAGAAACCTTGGCAAAGGTTAGCTCGGTTAAGAGCGTAAAGACTTTAGAAGCATTACAAGAGGCTTTAAATAAAGTCTATAAAGTAGTTCTCCGAATGAGAAAAGGGTTTGAGCCACAGTCTGATTATTCAGTATTCTATAAAGGCAAAGAAATGGTAATACTGACCATTGAAAGTGACGAAATAGAAAATAGGGAATGGATTTTAACTATTACAGACCGTGAAGGTTAAGGGTTTCGATGCATTTATTAGAAAGTTAAAAAAACTGCCTCAAAATGTGCAGGATGATATAAAGGCAGATATACAGGATGCAGCCGATCTAATCGTGATAGATGCCGGAAACGCTGCTCCTGTTGACCTTGGTTATTTGAAAAATAGCATTAGGAATTACCCAAGGCATGGAGGCTTAGATGTAGCTGTTGAGGTTGGCGCGAAGTACTCCCCTTATGTAGAGTTTGGAACAGGCACCGAGGTAATTGTGCCAGATGAAATTAAGGATTATGCTTATCAGTTTAAAGGCAAGGGAGATAAGTTAATAAACATACCAGCAAGGCCGTTTTTCTTTCCTGCCTATTTTAAACACAGGGACGAATTACTGAAAGCCATGAGAGAAACACTTAGAAGAAACATGAGGTCATGAGAGATCCGCAACTACCATTAAAGACAGCATATTTTGACAAGCTAACAGCGTTGGGGTTGACTGTTTTTGAAAAGGATGCGGTTCCGAAAAATGCTGTTACTCCATACGTAATAATCTCTGAGATCGACAGCAAAGAAGATAGCAATAAAACGGATTTCGGTCACAAAACTGCTGTTCTATTGGATATTGTAACAAAGGCCCCAATTAACCAGGTGGGTGGAGGCAAACAGAGAGATCTTATTGCCAACCAAATATTCGGTGTAGCAAATAGCAAGACCGTATTTACAATAGATGAACACTTTCAATCTGTCAATCTTAAGATTACTTCAGATAGAAATTTAAACGGAGATACAGACACAGATAGAGTTTTCAGACGGCTTATCAGGTTTGAACATATTATAAGACAATTAAATTAAAAAGAAATGGCGACAAGGGATTATTACGACGGGAAGGATGTGCTTCTTTTTATTAAACGTGGTGCGCGCGGGGCTGTTCCTGCTGATGCAGAATTCAGAGCAGTAGCGTGTTTAGATTCAAACTCATTCAATCATGGCCGCGAATTAAAGGAAATCATTAACAAATGTACAGGCGGCTACCGCGATGGTATTGCAGGAAAAGGTACGTGGGGATTTGAAGGATCTGGCCAAGCAATTTCAGATGTAACTCCAGCTGAAGCGAACTTTCAGGAGTTGTTGGAAATTTCATTATTGGGTGAGAAAGTTGAAGCTAAAATGGCCAATGCCGATGGCTCAATTTATAGAGCTGGAACAATTTTAATTACCAGCTATTCTGAAGATACTAATTCAGAAGATCCAATGAGCTTTACAGCAACATTAGATGGTTTAGGTGTTCCAGTAATTGTAAAACCAGCTTAATTATGAACGGTATTATTAGCGTGAACCTGGGCGGTAAACTCCGCCCACTTAGGTTTGGTATGCTGGCATTTGAAAAGCTGCTTGAAATTGCTGAGGAAAAAGATTCTAAAATCAAAAGCAATGCAAAAGTTATTTATGCCGGGTTAATTAATGCTGCTGAAGTAAACAATTCAGTTGTAGATTTCAGTTTCGCAGATGTTTACGGTTGGATTGACGACATGTTTTGTTCGCACGAAGGCAACGAAACACTATCGGAAATTGAAAGATGCTTTGAGCAATCTAACATGTATCAAAACATACTAAAGCCGCAGATCGATAAAAAAAAAGAGCTAAGCCAAGCACAAACGAAATAATTTCGAACATCCGGCAATATGCTTTAGGCGATATAGGTATTTCGCTTACTGACTATTATAAAATGACCTATGGGCAGTATAAAGCTGCATGCGAAGGTTATAAATTAAGATTAAACAGGTCCGAGGATCTTATTAGGCGGCAATCGTGGATCACACTTTTAGGTTACGCTGATAAAAACAAAAGACCAAAAACATATCAGGCATTTTGGCCGATAGAAATAGATGGCATCACCACTAAAAAAGTGGTAAAGAGAAGAGGAAAAAGGATCACGGCAAAAGAATACCGCGATTTCTTAGAGAGGATGAGATAAATGTCAGAAAGATTAGAAGCCGAATTACTAGCCGATGTATCCAACTACGTTCGGAATATGCGGTTGGCCGTAAACGAAAGTGTCAAAGCACAGGGCACAATCGAAAAGGTCACCGATAGTATTTCGAATGCATTTACTTCCAAATTATCCGGCGTATTTTCGGTAGCAGCTATTACAGGTTTTGCAAAATCTGTAATGGATGCTACTGCAGAGTATCAAAAGTTTGATGCGGTTCTCTCAAATACCCTTGGTAGTCAGCAATTAGCTAGCCTAAAACTTCAAGAAATTGCAACGTTTGCGGCTCAGACACCTTTCGGAATAAATGAGCTAACGGCATCCTTCGTAAAACTTGCTAATGCAGGATTTAAACCTACCAGTGCTGAAATGACCAAACTTGGTGATTTAGCATCGAGTACAGGTAAATCTTTTGATCAATTAGCTGAAGCAATCTTAGATGCCCAAACAGGCGAATTCGAAAGGTTAAAAGAGTTCGGAGTTAGGGCGAAAGATGCTGGAGATTCGGTTATTTTCACCTATAAAGGAGTTCAAACCCAAGTTGAAAAAACCTCTGGTAGTATTCGCGAATACATAACCAATTTAGGCGCTGCATCCGGAACATCTGGATCAATGGCCAAGATATCTGAAACATTAGGCGGTAAGATATCAAACCTTGGTGATAATTGGGACCAGATGCTTATTTCGGTAGGCAAAAATACAGATGGTGTATTTACTGCTTCAATAAATATAATTGGTGAAGCAATCTCTAAGGTAACTCAATACAACAACGAGCTTAATACAATATCTAAATATAAGTTAGGTTCGGCAGGAGGTGATTTTGCTAGGCAATTAAATCGAGCGATAAATCCATTTGCGGATAAAGGCGCAACAGAACTTGAAAAGCAGGTTGCAAACATTCATATAACTGAAAAAGCTTTAGGTGATTTAGTTTCAAAAACAATATCAGGTGCTAAAAGCGCTAATGATTTCGGTAAAGCTTTAGCTGATTTAAAACTCAAATCGGATTTAACGAGAAGCTTAACATCAGTATCTAAATTCACTGAAGCAGTAAACAAAAAAGGATTACAGGGATCTTATGAGGAAATAAGAAAATCACTTCCATCTTTATTCATAGACACTAAAGCTGAGGCAAACGCTATACAGAAAGTTTACCAAAACGCTATTGATGCCGTAATTGATGCCAGAAGAAACTTCATAAGAGATTCTAAAAATACTGATGCAAACTTTGGCAAAAGCAAGACAGATAAAGAAAAAGTTTCTATACCTGCTAAGCTTGAGATACCAAATAGTGCGGCCATTGAAGCGAAAGAGTTTACAAAAAACTTTAAAGACCTGACTGGCTTAGATGCTCTGAAGGTTGATGTTCCAAAGATTGAATTTGTTGGTAAGCTTGAACCTATCCAGATGCCGCCTCTTCTGGCGTTCGACTTAGCAAAAGCAAAACTCCAATTAGACACACAGAAGTTCTTAGAGTTTGCAGAATCACAAGTTAACAGCTTAACCACAATACAATCAGTATTAGGAACTGTATCTGAGGCAATGGGCAATGGTTTTGGTTCGATTGGGAGCGCGATAGTTGACGGTTCAAACATTATTGAGGCGGCAGGATCTGCATTGTTGGGGACAATCTCGGGCTTTATTTCAGAACTCGGTAAAGCATTAATTAAGCAAGGTATTGCCACAATTGCAGCGGGAGTTGCATTAAACATTATTGCGCCTGGAAGCGGGGCAAATAAAGTAGCTGGAGGTATTGGCTTAGTGGCCGCTGGTGGCGCTTTATCAATTGCAGGTGGTGCCGGTACAGCATTAGCTAATTCGAAAAATTCATCCGGAACATCAACAACGGGCAATACATCATCGCCTCAATATAGACAGTTTGCAAATGGCGGTATTATATCAGGCCCAACTGTTGGTCTTATGGGTGAATATGCAGGAGCGTCAAGCAATCCCGAAGTAGTTGCACCATTAAATAAGTTAACATCCTTATTGCCATCTGCTGAAGGAACTACATTCATTCCGGATCTAAAGCTTAGGGGTGAAGATATTTTTGTTTCGTTTAAACGTGCTGAAAAGAGATTGGGAGGATTAGGGTAATGGCATGGGAAATAAATAGATTTAAAGTTAAACCTTCAGGCGTTTTCGCTAATTGGCGCGGTGTGATTATTTATACAGATGAAAACGGTAACATAACTTATGGCGATTGGCCCGGAGAGCCCTCAATTAATCTCGATTGCTTAGGCGATTATAAAAAAAATGATCGCGGCATTTGGGCTGGTCAATTAATTACAGAATTCTGTAACACAGTCACCCACACAAACTACCGTATTTATGCACAGGATTGTAGGCCTTGGGCCTACGTGCAACGGGATTTAAATGCTGCAAAATGTGGATATCAAGAACCGTTACCAACACCTGCAGATCCGCCTAATCCTTTCGGAACGGCTACCTATGGAGAATACAAACACTTTAATGCATGTGATGTAAAAAATGTGCCTGTTGAGGTGCTTATTTATAGACGTGGATATAATGGTGTATCTGGTAAAATAGATCATGCCGGGGCTAGTCCAGTAATTGTAAGTTATAAGAATGTCGATGACAATAAGTTGTCGCCAATAAGGGCTTGCGAATGCCGCTTAACACTTGTAGCTACCGAAAATTTCACGCTACAACAGTTTTATACGACCGATGAAAGAGAGTTTAAAATCGTAGTAAAAAAAGATGGCGTAATAAAATTCAGTGGTTTTGTAATTCCAGATAACAGCGAAGAGGAGTTTATCGCGCCGCCATACGATGTTCTATTACGTGCAACTGATGGTATTGGAGCACTTAAGAAAATAGCATACCCTGTCCCTGTTGGTTCAAAAATAGATATCAAGCAGCGTTTTATCGATATTTTAGCCTATGCTTTAGCAATGACGAATCTAGATCTAGATATCGTTACTATCTGCAATCTCTATGAGTCAAAAATGGCTAATGGATTAAATGATGATCCATTGGCTCAAGCTTCCGTAAATCCATTAAGAATGTCGGAAAATGGAAAGATTTCCGATTGTTACACCGTGATTGAAAAGCTTTGCTTACAGTTTGGAGCTTTCTTAGTTCAGTCAAACGGGGCATGGCATTTTGTAAGGCAGTCGGAATTGAGTAACCAGGTAATTAGGAGAAGGAGATACAACAATAAAGCTTTCTTTCTTTATGCAGACCAATTTCACAATGCGCGTATTGCATCTTGTGAAAGTTCAGATATTTCAATTTTGGACCAATCACCATCGCTAAGAATTGGGGGTGCATACAAACGAGCTGAGGTAAAGGTTCAGTTTGGCGAAATACCAACTATCATTTTTAACGGTGATTTTGAAACTTGGGATGGCCAAAACTTTAATTATTGGACAAAATACGGGGGGTTAAATATTTCCCGAATTGAGAGAACTATTAAAACGGCATCGGGCACCTTCCCTACAGGAAATTTTGCGCTTCAATTTAACGAAATCGCAAATAGTGGTAAATGGTTAGAGGCTATCCCTGTTTTTATTGATTATGCTGACAAGGTTAAACTTTCATTCAACGTAGGAAATACAAGTCCGTTATCTGGAAGCACCGCAGAAAGGCTGAACACGGTGTTTAAGCTACGTGTTCAGATCGGTAATTATTGTTTAACAAACAACGGTACAGCCTATGAGTGGGTAACACAATTGGTAACAGTTACAATTCCTGTAGATAATCCTGCTGGATCATTGGATAACTATACGATAAATTTCGACATGCCAGCCACCCCCATATCAGGTGACATGATTCTGCAACTATATGGTTTTGAAACTCAGCAGCCTACGCAATACGCTCCGATTCCTGTAGATACTTTTACTATAACCAAAACAAGTGATAATTCGGATAAAAAGGTAAATGCTCAATTGTACTTATCTCAACAGGATGGTTTTTACACCAAAACACCTGACCAAATTTCATTGTGGTTTGGTGACAGCGCAGTACCGCAGATAGTAGATAAACCTGCAACTCCAGGGTATTCAAGGCCAAGCAGAGCTACAGAGTACCAGAAGATTCTAAACAATTTATATGCGATCTATACTAGCGATGGCACATATTCTACCGGTTGGTACGAATTCGGCGTTTCAAGCATCGGAAACCCCATTGGGTTAATGCTTGCTAAAAGTATCATGAAAGCTTATCAAGCGCCATTTAGGTTTTTATCAAGTACGTTTTTAGGTGATGATATCACGTACTTGGACGTGTTCAACGTCGAACTTCCAAATAACGAAAGTTTTGGGAAGAGAACATTCGCTTTGTTGAGCGGAGATTTTAACCTTTTTACAAACGAGGTCACAAATGCAAATTATGTCGAAATTTTTAGCAAGCCAGCTAAAACCATCGATATATCAGTTCCGAGTTATCCAGGGGATACATCACCGCCAATAATTCAAAACCCAAATCCATCAACACCAAGTACGCAGGGAATATTTACAAAGGAATTTACGTCAGAATTTTTATAAAATGGCTATTGAAAATCAAATAAATGCTTACAAAGCGCAGGTCAACAACGATGTATCGACTCAATCGGACCCAAATAGTATTGCGCCTGATGTAGTTGGATCTATCGGTACAGATCTAGCAGATATTATATTGCCTGAACTTTTGAAAATTAACAATTTCAAAGCCACTGGCGGCACTGCAATTCCTGTAGGTGGACAGCCAAAAGATATTTACTATAAGTCAAATCTTAATGAAATTCAAATTTGGCGAAATGTAAATGGAGCCTGGGAACAAAGCGGAACAATCCCTTTAGGCATATCATATCCTGATGGAATTATACTTGGATTGCGGACCAGTATAAGCGCCTATGTAGTTACCATTTCGGCTGGAAATTGGGCAATTGCTAATGCCGGGTATTCAAAGGCCAATCAAACACAGCTAACTCTAAATCCAAGAGATGTAAATTTTGGTAGATGGGATTTGATTTATGCAAATACTGCAAATCAAATCCTATTAAGCACAGGAGTTCCAAGTAATATTCCACTGAAACCAGCTTTACCAGCTAATGCCATAATAGTTGACTATGCTTATATTCCCCCTACCGGCTCTCCTTTCTTATTGAGTGGTTCAGTCAGTGCTGCTAATATTTCATTAGGTAAAACTACTCTTTCGGTGCCCGATGGAGAGAAAATTATCAATTGGCAAAGTGATATCGTAACAAACGATGTCGTGACCTACGCACAAAAACACGGAAACAGCATAGCAAATATACAAGGCCATCAAGATTTAGACGGAATTATGACCCCGTACAGTCCTAACTATTCTTACACCCTAAATGCAGATGGAACAATAAACACATTAACGATCACAGATTTATTTACAGGAACTATAACAATTATTTAAAATGAAAAAGTTAATTCTAATCCTATCCTTATTTATCAGTCTTGGAGCTTCAGCTCAGACATTAAATTCATTGCCAGCTGGTTCAAAACCTTATGGAAATCAACTGTACATTACGCCAGATGGTTTAATTATTGCTGGTACAACTACTATTAAATATCGTGTAGTCGGCACTAAATCATATATTGATAGTTTAAATACTATATATGATAATAAATATTTACCATTAACAGGGGGTACTGTATCAGGACCGATTTTAAGTTCCGGCCGTCTAGTCTTAGGTGGAGCATTAAACAATGGTGGAGTTACCATCAAAGAGGGTGATATAGAACTAGCTAAATTCAGTTATCAGGATAATCAAATTGAATTTTTTAAAAATGCTAATTTTTCTCAGGCCGTTAACTCCGCTAATTTAGTCACCAATAAAATTGATTTAAATGAAAATAGTAGCGGTGATGGCCCTGTTATTAATTTTAATAGAGGTGCAAACGGAAATGCTACATTTGGCTACAATGGAGGAAATGCATTTCATTTGGCTACGCAAGGCTCTCAAAAAATTATCAGGTTCGATGGTGAGGATATTTACGCCTATAACCAAGGGAGCCTTATACCATTTTTAAAACAAGGTGATGCATTACCGTTAGAAAACTCACCAAATTTGACAGACAATGGTAGGTTAGATCCTATTCAATTATTGACTAGAGATAATGAAACTGGTAATATAGGTAAATTACAATTATCTTCATTGTTAAGAAGTCGTAATGGTATCGTAGATAATTTTGGTTATTTAGAATTGGGGGGTGATTATGGGGCTGGAGGTATAAGTTTAGGTAATCCACAAAAGGCGCACTTACAATTAAATGATGCACAAGCAACAATAGGTCATGGTACTGGCGGTGATGGTACACCGCAGTCTACCCTGTCTACACAAACTGATGGAACGGATTCCTATATGCAAATGTATATAGTTTCAAGTGCTGGAAATCAATCGGGTATAAGCTTTCAAAGTAATGATTCAGGTATTAAAATAAACGACGCAATAAACCATAGAGGTTTAGTAGGTACGGAGCTTTTTACACCTGTTGATGATTTCGATTATTTGCAAAGGGGTAGTTCAGATTTAAGGTATTTGAAATTAACTGGCGGAGATTTAACGGGTGATTTTTCCGCTAATAACATAAGTACTCCGGAAAGTTATTTTAATCAATACGAAACTAAACTAGGTAATATTAAAACGTTTGGTAATTACTCTCAGTCTGTAATATCCGGTTTTATATTTAACCCTGCTGAATCATTTGGCGGTGAATCAACAGGACACGGACAATTACGTTATGCCCCTTCTCAATTGGGTAATGGTCTTTATTGGGCTACCGAGGCAGATTCTTATGATTTCAAAAAGATATTAGTAGAAGGCGATGCTGTATCTACAACAGGAGGGGATGTTCATGGTAACCTTTCCATTGATGGTGGATACAAAATATATGGGGATTTACAAGGTTCAAACGCAACTCTGGAAACAGTTAACCTAACTGGCAACGCAAGGCTTGCAACAAATGACAACTCTGATGCTTGGAACATTAACACGCAATCAAATGGTAACTTAATATTTAATAACGTAAACACAGGTAAGTCTGTAAATATTACAGAAGATGGTATCACTAAAACTAACAGCTTGGTGATAACCTACAATACCGGAGACGACCGAAAACTTAGTATAGAAACAGGAGCAAGTGACCCTATAGATGTTATAAAATACGATAGTTACGATTTGTATTTAGGAAACACGAACGCTAATCCAGTTACGGGAGATATACACATACAAGGCAATGGAACTGATGCTATTAGAATAAACAACAACAACGAGATTGCGCTTAACAGCTTAATTGCGCCTGTTACTGGATACGACTTAGTTGTACAAGATGGAGGGAATTATTTAAGAAAAGTTCCGGCATCTGCTTTAGGTTTTGCTACAATGGGAGTTTCCAATTCAGGAAATTTTACTGTAGATGGTTATTTGAAAGCTGGACAGGCTTCACTTGACTATAATTCAGGGACTAATACCGTTACACTTCAAAACGGTAGTGCAGGTGCAATAAATTTAAACGGTTATACTGTTACTGCTAGTTATAATTTAGAAGCTTCTAATCAGATTACTGCACCAGAAATTAAGGCTAATAAGTTTACTTTATCTGCGATACAAACTGCACCATCATCTGCAACAGATAGCGGAAACGCAGGGGAAATACGCGTCGCATCTGACTACATTTATGTTTGCATTGCCACGAATCAGTGGGTAAGAACAGCCTTAACAACATGGTAATCTTCCATTATACTTAAATAGTCATGAAAATAGAGGCTTATACAATAACAATTCTTGTTTCTATGTTGGGTAGTAGTGTTATCTCAGCACTCATAGTGTGGATAGCAAATCGGGGTAAAACCAAAGCCGAAGTAAAGAATATTGCGGCTGAAACTTCGAATGTAATCGCTGAGACCTATGGTAGGATGTTTGAGGATTTAAAAGATCAGATTAAATATCAAGGTGACCAAATTAAGGCCTTACAACAAAGGGAGCTTGAATACTTAAAAATCATTCACGGCCACCAAGAAACGGAACGGGAGTTGAGGGCGCAGATCAAGGCGCTTGAAATAAAATTATCCTTAAGAATCACAAAAATAGAAACTGACAATCAATAATGAACATATCACCAACTGGAATTGCTTTCATTAAGAATGAAGAGCGGTTTAGAAGCAAACCATATTTAGACAGCGTTGGTGTCCCTACCATTGGGTATGGCACCACGTATTATGAAAACGGTAAAAAGGTAACGCTTAAAGATCCAGCCATTACCATTCAAAAAGCAAGCGAGCTACTAGCCTACCAGATTGCAAAAGAGTATGCTCCGGCCGTTACTAAAGCTATTAAGGTTCCATTGACGCAAAACCAGTTCGATGCCCTTGTATCCTTCGCCTATAACGTTGGCACAACCAATAATGGAATGGCCGGAAGTACTTTGGTTAAAAAGATCAATGCAGGAATCAAGGATCGTGCAACTATTGAATACTGGTTCGGTGTGTGGTGCAAAGGCACTGTTAAAGGCAAAAAAGTTGTTTTACCTGGTTTGGTAGCCAGAAGAGAAAGAGAAGCAAATTTATTTTTAAAGTAATATGGAAACAAAAACAAAATTCGGTATTGGCAGCTTCGCCAAGCATGCGCCAAAGTGGGTTGTACCAACTTTATCGATCGCTATTATAGTAATTGGGGTAATACAGTTCGTGATATCTGGCGATCCTGCTCTGAGTGATGCTGTTAAAGTTCGTGTAAATCACTATTTAACAGGAATAGGTATGTTAATAACCGCTATTGCACCATTCTTTGGTGTAGAGCTTAAAGTAAAAAGACAATGAGAAGAAGAAGAGAATTAGAGTTAAGATACGATATCGAGGATGTTGTAAAATCAAAGGGTAAAGGCATCTTAGGGTGGTTGATTAAAGGTTTGCTTGCTGCTTTGGTTGATGCAATTTTAAACATGCTCAAAGAAAAACAATGGATAGAACTTCCTGAAGAGGAATTTTAGTATCTTAGTATACCGCAAAATGCCAACACAAGAGAGCCTCTCAGAAATGAGGGGCTTTTATTTTTCGAATAAGCTTTCATGAACTAGATAAAATCCTTCGACGGTCTTTTTGGGAACTGGCTTTGTTTTATCATCCCACATCTGATGTGATTCCTTGTAAACCAGCGTTGCTTCTGCATCCTTCCGTTCTCTGTATGCATTTGTCATTTGTACATTATCAGCGATAACTTTTCCATCGGTACAATGGAAGTACATTTTTCTAAATTTAAATTTCTTTTTCATGGCTTCATTCTTCTGGTTCACAAATTTATATCATTAATTTTGGATTACTAAAAATATTAGCAAACTTTGTAGCATGCAAAGGTTCGATATTCCATATAACCAGTCTACCATAACAGTACGCCAATCTGAAAAACACTTGTTTTCAATTGATATTGATAACTCATTCGTTGGGTATATCTTCAAAAAGAATGGAGTTTATAGTCTTCAGGAATCTAGTAAGCTTCCAATTGATGCTTATGAAATGATTGTGAGTGAATTAAAAAGCAGGTTATGAATAAAATAGAATTTGAGTTTGATAGTGATAAAGTTGTAATTGAGCCAGATATACTGACTTGTACACTTACCGTTGGTAATTATTTTGAAGGTATTTTTACCTATACTCCTAGTAAGTTTCGAATAGATCCACCTGGTAAGTTGTCTAAAAAATTAATCAAAGAAATAGATAGGGTCATGGAAAAGTGGAATGAGCAATGTAATAATATAAGTTTAGAGACTCATATTAAAGCAAGAGATAGGGTTAAAAGAATATATGCAGATACTAGATTACCTGAATCTATAGATTAGATTCTATCAGCAGTTTTAAAGCCTTCAGGCGATGCCAAACAGGAACATTAGCCTTACTGTCAGGATTAGCTTTTAAAGCCGCAAAATGAACCTCTAAGAACTTATCTAAGTCAGATATTACCGTTCCAGGGAAAAGCATTATTGGTGCTTTGGGTAATTCATTGTTTTTAAACCAATCTTCTAATTCCTGTACGTTCATGGCGTAAAGATATGATAATAGGAAAATAAATTTTTATTATTGTATATGATGCACATCACCGATCCAAAATTATTTAAAATATTTGCAAACCCTTTTTTTTGGAGATGGAAAGCAAAGGAGTTGAGACATGCAGCCGACCTTTTAAAAGCAGAAAGTGAAATCCAACTGGAAAAACTACATGATGATTTAGAAAAAAAAACATACGATAGTGATAACATGCCGCCATTTGTTGGTTCGTCTTGTTTTGCTATGTATGGTTTTTCATTAGAATGCTTGCTAAAGGGCGTCATTATATGGAAACACCCGGAATATGTTTCTGACGGAAAAATTTCAAGGAGGTTAAAAACTCATGATCTAATTATCTTATCTAAAATTGCAGAATTTGAAATATCATCATCAGAAAAACTAATGTTCGAGAATACTAATAAATGGGTAACAGAGTTTAGATATCCTGTGCCTAATAGTATGGAAGAAACAAATTACAATACGACGACCAGTGGCGATTATTTTCAACAGTTTGATGATCTATATTCGAGATTAAATAACTTAATCAAGGGATTTAATATTTATGGCCATGACGAAGATAGATGCCCAAAATGTATTGCCAGAAAGAAAGAAGAAAAAGCACTCAAAAATTAATTCATTATTTTCAGAACTTACAATATCGGGTGAATACCCGATAAATGAAAATATCGGCTAATTAGCCGATATCTCCAGAATTTCAATTTTTCGTTTCAGTTCATATTGCATTGAGCTCTTATTAGTTCTGTCTGGTATCAAGTAAGTAAATGTATCATCGGTCCTAAAGTAAAGTAAAAAGTAATTTTCGGGACTTATAACTCCATTTTTAATGGGAACGAGTTTAAACGTCACATTACGCGAAAAAGGATCTGAAATAAAATTTTGCACACTAAAACTTTCAATATCATTTATAATTAGCTTCGATTCATCAAAAGACCAAATCTGATGCAAACTACTCCCTGATTTCTTTCCTACCCATGTACCCTTTAAAATATTAATAATAGACTTATTAGCCATGGCTGCGTTTGCTGACATTAGTTTATTATTCGTTTCAATCTGCTGATTATACTTCAAGGTTTCTTCATTCAGGTTTGCAAGAAGTTGTGCATTCTCTTCAAAGATAACTGATTGCTCAGTAATGATACTTGACAATTTGGTCTGAGTAGCTTTATTCTCATTGAGCATCTCAATATATTTTTTTAAAGAAACGGACTGATCTTGCGTTCCTAATAATATATCGGATTCATTTTTTGACTTTATAGTTGCGTTATGCAACTTAATTGCAGATTTTATATATGGAAAGCAATAGGTGTACATTGTTGCTATGGCTATCGGTAATATTAGAGAATGGATCCATCCACTGTGGTAATTTATTAATTGATAATGAGATCTAAAGCCATCAGCATTCACCTCTTTGAGATCATAGAACAGAACTGCGATTGTGATAGGCCAATTTGAGAATAGCCAAGATATAATAAAAGAGGAAATAAATGGATTAGAGACCCTTTCGCGCAGTTCCTTAAAAAAATCTTTGAAATCGTCCATGAGCGTAATTTTTTTGTATAAAAGTAGAAATATTATTTATTTATATTTAACCAAAATAACGCTCATGAATTTAACGCTGAAAGAGGTCCTAACAACCTATTGGCCGCAAGTAACTGCGATTGCCGGGTTTGCTTATATAATAGTAGATTACTTTATTAAGAGAAATGACAAACAAAGGGAACTCGCGCAAAGCATTTTCCAAACTCAGAAAAACCAAGCAATTAACAATTTTATTGACACTTATTCGAAAATAGAACTCGCTTTATTACAGGTTGATTTTAAAGGTGCAATTGAAGGAAAAATTAACTTGAAAGAGGTTGACGAATTTGTTATGCCAGCTCTGAATGATTTTATCGCAGCAGACTATAAATTATTGATGGTTTTAGATGATCTTGAAATGGAAAATTTTCTGGCCGTCGCAGATCCTATATTTAAATCAAAAGACACCCTTAAAAAGTTTGCGCATATGCATGTAGACGAGCGTAAGAATAGAAATTTAGCAAACGAATATGGATTGAGCCTTATTGCTAGTATCGAATCAAACCGAGAGATATTGCGAAAGATTGGTTATCAGTTCAGGTCGCAGTATAAGTAAATAAAAATATCGGCTAATTAGCCGATAATGTCATGAATTCATTAAGTAATTACAAGGAACAGTTAGGATTAGTTTAACCTAACCGTTCTTTCTTGCAATTCTTGCTTGTTGAATGTCGAAGAAACTTTGTAGTCCGTGCCAATATTCAGCACTAATATCTAACAGCTCTTCTAATTTAACCGCCATTGTTGGTGAGATGTTACGCTTACCTGTAAAAATTTCGCTAAGATGATTTGGGAGAATTTCCAAAGCATTTGCTACTTCCTTTTTAACCATTTTACGGTATTCGATCTCCTCCAACAGTAATTCTCCAGGATGATACGCTGGGATTACTAACTCATCACCTCTCGTACTAAGGATCTGATTTTCCATTCTCTAAAATAAAGTTAAATAATTGGCACCATTGCCATTAAATTAACCGTAGTGATTGTTTATTTGTTCTATAAACATCACAGTCTTTCCAGATTGCTTCTGAAGCCTAAAAATGATTCTCCATGAGTCATTAATCCGCATTGAATACTTTCCAGTTGACTTAGGCTCTAATTTCTCTATATGTAGTGATTTAATTTTTCGTAAATCCTGCATATTTTCTCTAAACCTAATTTGAGATAGTCTCTGTTGAAACTTCTTGATTACTTCTCCAGGATAGATTTGATTTCCTGTTAATTCTTTTGCTTGAGCAACCACATCCAAATGGTCATCTTCAATTTTCACTCTCATTAGATTAAGTTTTTAGGTGAATTTTTTCTTCGATTTTTGCCATGTTCTGATTTTTTTGATTGTTTATAAATATATGTATGTATGTATATTGCCGTTGATGAACGGCAATACAAGTATCGGAATAATATCTCAATTTACCAAATTTTGGTAATTATTAATTTTTACTAAGCATAAAAAAGCCACACATTACTGTATGGCTTTATCCAGTGCACTACTTTTCAATCATGCATCTGCCCCATCTAGTGGAACCCTCTTTCTTTGAGCTAACCGGAATGTACAAAGTTAATAATTTAAGCTGCCATCCTCAATTCTTGTAGCTTACCGCCCAACGCCTCGATCCAACATTTTACAACTTCCGGAACCACACTATTGCCTATCATTTTTTTATGATCAGTTTGATTCCCTACCATTTTATAGTCTACAGGGAAGCCTTGAATTGGTAATAGTTCAGAAACCTTTAGCATCCGCATCAGTATATCAGATAGGCCATATAGTGCCATAAACTTTTTAATCCTGATCATCACCTCGCTATCATCATCATATATTGGTATTGAAACATTAGGATCGACATGGAATTGTATTAAATATAATGGTGCTTTATCTTGCCTTGCCACGATAACTACACACGGAACTTCCGTGCCTGTGCAATGTCCGCCATGGGAAGGATTTAAAATAAAGGGCTGGCATTTTATAATGTTCGCTTTAGGTACAGACAATATTGACCCTAAAGGTTTTTCTATACTTGCCAATTGCCCCCCTCCACTATATTGCTGAGTTATAAAAGATTTACATTGGCACTTTGCAATCGTATCTCTTGTGCCTAATGTTCTACCAGGTTCATCAATACTCGATAACTCACCACCATTGCTATAGTATTGAGTTAAAAAGCATGGGTTTACAACATAAGGATGATGCCTCGAAGCTGTTAATGTTTGTGCAGGTTTTTCAATTGAACTACCAACGTTCTTATAATTGGTATTCATTATAAACGGCTTGGCATTAACTAATGAGCCACCACCAAAAGTAGTCACAGCACCTGATGGAGATTCAACGGATGTTACCTTACCCGCGGGACGTCCACTGTAATTTTTAGATATAAATGAAGTAATTATTAATGATTGTCCATCTCTACATTTAACAGCTCCCGCCGGGCCAGTTATCGGAATAACTTTTCCTTCAGGATTACCGCTATAATATTTTGAGATAAAACACATTCCCGTTCTATTCTGGCAAGGTATAGTTGGCGCGGGACGATCAACAGACATGACAGATTGAGTACGATCCCCATTTGCTGCCATTGAATTATACTTTAATAAAAAAGCCTCTTTTCCGCCAGCAACAAACTTTATAAGTCCTGCCTCAATCCTTTCTAATGAAGCATCAACTAATGGCTTCTTCCTATTAAATATGCTTTTCCCCTCATCCTTAAAATCAAGTACATCCTTAACTGCTTTCCACTTCTCTTGTGTTCCAAATAAACCATTATCTATAGGGTCCTTAGCATGTGTAGATTGCGGCCAAACTATCGGTAAACCAATCTTAGCAAAACAACCAAACAATCTATTTCGTGAAGTATAAGCGCCAAAATCAGCACTATTTAATTGTCTCCACTGATCATTATAACCAAATGATCTAATATGCTTACACCACCTTAAATAGTCTTTGCCGCTGTATTTACTTTCTGGAATCCATAAATATTCCTCTTTACCTGTTTTTTTACTAATCCCGGTTTTAAGTTCACAATTGGCATAAGTACCTAATGATAGATTTTCTTTATGCTTTTTCTTTAAAGCAATCCGAAGTGGACCCCAGCTCATGAACTCTACCACATTTTCAATTTTAAAGTAGTCAGGATCTAACGCCTCCACATATCTATCCATATGATCTGCCAATGCCCTGCTATCCGCATCACGTGGTTGGCCACCCTTTGCTTTACTAAAGTTAGTACATTCCAATGAAGCCCATAAAATGAGTTTTGCATTAGGGTAGCAAGCCCGGTAAATATCTACCAAACGGATCAACCTCATCATTTCCGGTGACTTGAAAAGAATGCCGTTAATAACCTTACCGTACATCAAAGTTATATCTTCATTATAATGCTCAACCTCTGGATGATTTAACCAGTGTGATGTAATCGCTTTCTCATCATGGTTGATCGCTGCAATAACAATTGACTTTGCTTTTGATAATGCGAAAGCCTTTGTAGTTCCTCCAAATCCAGCAAATTCATCAACTACTAAAAATTCTACATCTTCAGGCTGCAATTGAACTACTTGCGCATGTGTTGCGCCACCTACTTCAGTGTGTAAATAATGCTGCTTCATAACGATACCTGTAAATTATAGCCAAATTTTTCGCCCAGCTCGTTTAACCATTTCCTTTTTTGAGCAGATAACGGAACTGTAAACACTGGTATCTCAATCTGTTTTTGCCGAGTATCTACGTTGAACACATCCTTTAATTTCTGTTTGAGATAATATCTCCTTCTGTTTGCCCTGGTAGTGGCTTTTAAATCTTTCATTCTTTTGGGATTATATTTTATTAGGCTTTTATTTCGTAGATAATTTCGTGGTCAGGATCTGGAATACAAGGCATTAGCAACATTTCAACCTGATCAAAACGAAATATATTTTTGCCTCTAGCTGATTCCTGTAGTATGAGCTCAATATTATCTACATCCAATGATTTGGCTGCATCAGTAATCTTTTGAATGTATGGGAATGAGAAAATAGATTCTCCAATTTTGATGCGCTTGTCTGCATCTAAAACCTTGTTATCTACCGTTTTAATGGAACCTTCACCTTTGCAAACAGGGCATTCAAGTTCCTTACTGTAGTTGCTTCTCTCAAAGTAAAATTCGTAGTCAACACAACCATCACCTTCACAAGCTTCGCATTCGATTTCTTCTGGAACCATTGGATACAAAGCAATAGCATGATTAAGTTCGGCAACAGATATGTGCATTTTATGGAGCCTTAATTTTGGTATCACAGTTAGGAATTTTTCATGTTCGTATCCTTCCATTTCCCCTAAACCATTGGTTAGAGCTGCAGGTATAATTGCCATAATGCTGGCATCGGTAGAATAAGCTACTTCGTCAATAATGAAGGGCTTACTGGCCCATGGTCTGATATCTGATTCAGATACGCATGAGAATAAAATTAAATTGTACTTGTTCATTCTTTTGGTTTTATTTAACTAATTGATCTATGGTTATTTTGAAGTAATCTGCTATTTTGATGATTCCGTCAATCCTTGGAACAGCTCGCCCCTCTTCATAGCTCCCAATTGTTTTTTGATTTATTTGCAACTCTTTAGCAATTTGATGTTGTGATAAATTGCGTTTTGTACGCTCTTTTATGAAGTTTGACCGGAAATTATTCATCATTAACTTTTGATCTAAGTGTTATTGTTTTTTGCCTTTCCTTCGGGATTATGCCGTATAAATTTTTGTGGATGTAATGGAAAATTGTTGATCTGGCCACCTTATAAAATTCTGCTATGCTTTCGAAGCTTTCACCGTTCGAAAAACGTTCAATGATATCGGCCATCTGCTCCGCGTTTACCCTTGAAAATTTATTTATCGAATGGTAGGTTTTCATGGTATTCGATGATTCTATTGTACTGATCCTGTTTGTACTGGAGGTATTCGTTTATATCGAAATGTCTACCGTATTTTTTGATAAACCTTGTTGGCTTTTTTGGATCTTCCTGCTCGAAATTTATTTCTCTAAACCTGGTGACCCATCCCTGCACCATATCGTTCACCGGATGTGGTTTTCGAATCTCAGTAGCTTCAACTACAGTCTTTTTTTCGAACATTTTTTTCATTCCCTCTTTGAACCAATCAGGCATAGAAACCGCTTGTTCAATTTCTTGTTCAGTCGGTAATTCAGAGGCTTGCTTTTTAAACAAAAGGTTTTCCTTAGCTCTGTAGTGTTCGATTTCGTCGGATTTTTCAAACTCGTACATCTGTAACCATTCGAAAATTACCATGCCATCTATCCGGTCATAGGACTTGCCGAAATAGCCTTTTTTGGCCCTGTTAAAACATAATTTAAAATCATCTGGCTTTAAGTGACTGTAATCTTCAAGGATTAGCTCAACGGTTTTCATTACCTGGTCAGCATTCATTGTTTTGCCGACACTCAGAAAATTAACTACATCCGTTACCAGAATTGAAAGAATCGCTTTTACTGCTGTTTGACCATCTTCTTTAAGTGTTGCCCGGATCAACGCAAACGATGGTGATGAGCTTTTAAGAACATCCAATGCGGTGTTTGGCCGCAATGTCTGCAAGTACTTGTCCGGCGAAGTTAGCAAGCTCAACACGTTCTGTTCGCTTTGCTTCAATTGTATTTCCTGATTTTCCATCGTTCTCAAAAATTAATTCGTCTTTCCAGCTGTGGTTGTTTATAAATGTTTCGGGGTCTTTTCTAAATTTTTTGTTCGGTTGAGCCAATTTGTATTTAGGGATGTAGTCTCGAATTTCTTCCCTATCGGAATCTTTTAGTTTTTCCCACTTGGGGATTAACTTTTCTTTTTTGCCCCGTTTTTTATCGTAATCATCCCAAAAATCATCGAAGGAATAATTCAAGAGTATCTCAGGAGCAGGCTCCGGTTTTACCTCTGTAGATTGGTAAGTTTGTAGATTTGTAGAATTGTAAATTTGTATATCTATACTATTGGTGCTTTGATCAGTGCTTTCGTGTGTGCTTTCCGATTGCTTTGATGTGTGCGTTGTAAGTGCTTTATCAAGTGCTTTGCAATCTGCTTTGCAATTTTCTTTCAAAGCAATTATGTTGCTTGACCACTGATTTTTTGAATACTCATGTACTTCAATAAATCCGAATTCAACTAAATCATCAAAATGTTTTTTATAGACAGAGTACGATTTAACCCCTATTGCTTCAATTACCATTGATGTAGGGAAACCAAACTTATCTTTCCACCCTAAACGGTTACAATGCTCTATAGCGAAAAAATATATACCTATGTGAGTAGGCTTAATAAGATCCGGATTCTCAAAAGAGAAATCCCAAAAGTATCTGCTAAGGCTGTAAATGTTCATGTTATTATTCTAATCGTTCTCTATTGTTTGGTTTAAAATGCGCCTACGAATTCCGCAAGCGCTTTGAAGTTTTTAGAAAGGCAAATCCGGCTCTATTTCATTCGATCTTTGCTCTAGGTATTCATTAGGAATATCATCAACTGGTATGCGATTCTCTGACTGTGTAGGCTCATTAAAAGAAGCCCGTTGGTTTGATGTGAGGAATTCAATTGAAGCAAGATTTACATTAACCATGTAGCCTATTGTGTTATCCTTTTTAGAAGTGTATTGGCGTGAACTGATATAAACCTCAGTTTTAACTTTAGATCCGGCATGTCGCTCATAAAGGTTAAACTTGTCTATGCTTTCTCCAAGAATTGAAATCTTCCACAAATCATCCTGTCCGATCTTTTCACCGAAGTTGTTCGTAAAGCCAGGAACTAATAAAATAATTTCCTGTTTTGGCGTACCGTTCGCTCCTACGAACTGCACATTTGAGATTTCCTGTAGAAATCCGTTTAGCTGTATTTTTGGCATCTTATTTAATTTTAATCTTCTAAATCGATTGGTTGTAATAATTTTGAAGCCCATTCAGGTTGCTTCATATTGATTATTCCGTAATTGCCAGATTCGGCCAAGGCTTCGAAACCTGGATAAAGTCCTGTCGCTTTACAGTCCGCTATCGTGTCCAATGCATAATGGTATTTGTATTTACCATTGGCAAGATCTTCGGCATCCCAGATAAAAACCGCTGGTAAGAAAGGCGCTACGGTTTGAAGTACAACCATTATGGTTACATTGAACTTCCTTCCGGTTATATTTGACATAACTTCTTGGTACATTCCCTCTGAAAGCTCGTATTTGTACTTTGCGCTATCGTAAATGAATTTTCCCATATCCTCGGCACTTGTAGTTTTGAAACTGATCACTGCATTAACACCTATGTTTTCTTCGATATTAAAGGCATCAGGACGAACACGCACAGGTATTTTTGTCGATGGATCTTTACCGTAAAAGGAATGCTCTACATGGGCACCTTTTAAAAGCATTGGAATAATGCCGCCCCCGTACATGTAGTAATTTCTTTTAACCACATCAATAATCGCTTTATGCTTTGCCTGAATTGCTGTGTGCTCTGATACTTCCTTAAGACAGTCGATGTAATATTTCATGCCAGCAAGCTTTTTAACATCTAACTTTGCTTCGTCTACGTGCTTCATTGCAAGGTTTAACTTTTTATCTGCTACACCCTGGTATTTGTATTTGCTGCAAATAACACCTTCCCAAAACCTAACTAGTGTTTCGCACCCTTCAATGCTTGATCTGCTAGCTTCTGGTTCTACAACTACTTTATCAAATAGTTCTGGTTCTAAAAAAGCTAAGTGGCAAAACGTACCTAATTCAAAATGACTTTTGTCTTTCTCCTTGAAGTTCTCTCTGTCGTTTACATAGAAGAAATAACTTGCAGGATTCTTTAAAACCTGTTTAAGCGCTGAACTTGAATTGGCTGGATGAGCCAAGTACTTTTCCATTTTATCAGTAGCTACCTTGCCATAAACAGAAAGTTCTTTCGGCGATAATGAAACAGGAGCATCCCCCTGTTTCATCATAATACCTTCTATTACATCGGTTGCTGTCGGATAATCATCCGGATTAAAGTCTAGTGGATTTAGCTCCAAATCCACAACCTCGTAATTATTAAGATCAATCATAACTACCCGATATTAATTCTTAAAGGTTTCACTGACCAGCTGTCGGATTTATAATTGTTGGTGCTGTTCTTTTTCTTTCCAAGGAAAGTAATTAACAGCGGCGTACCCTGTTGGATCTGACTTGCTTGTATCGCACCAACCAATCTTTTTGAACCATTAGAAATTGTTTTAATGCCCTCTTTGGTCTGCTCAATAAAAAAGGCACATTCCAAATCAATAATTTCGTCGCTTTCCTGAGCAAGTACCGGACGGGTTGAAATCTTATCAAAGAACACCCTTTTACTCTCCATGGGTAATTCTGGGGTCCAGTAATCAGACATCAAATCAAATGGATACGCTTCAGCTGTTGAAAGATCTGGCAGGTTTCCGCTTAGATTAACTACGGATAAGCTGTTTTGGGTTGTGGTAGAAACCTCTGTTGTGTTGTTTTTCATTCTTTTGGATTTTTAGTTATAAATAATTGATAATATTATTGTTGTGATAATTAGGACCGCATAAACAATCCTGTCGGCTTTTACCCAATCTGTCATGACTTTGCGATTAAGTGTAATAAGGTGAAAATGAAGAGCAGCATTGTGAAAATCTGCATGTTTCTCAGCTTATAATCTGTTGGCTGCTCTGGTATCTTCCCTCCCTTTATTTTGTTGGAAAGCAGTCTGTCGTACACTTCCTGTTTATAATTCTGTGAAATCGAGTTACCTACTTTATGCATGTGACACCTCCATTTCTCCGATGTACATTTCTCTAATCAAATTAATAGCATCTTGATAGGCGGTTTTCATTCCCAAAGAATTCATGGTGTACATTCTAAGGTCAGATTTGCGCTTTTCCAATTCTGTTATGATTATCGCTATTTTAGACGGAAGCAATGTTTTTGGTTCGTGTCCAGGGCATTTTCCTGTTACTGGATCAAATCCATCACAGTTAGCTGAACCGATAAAGTTTTCGCCATTTTCAAGTTTATCAGCTAGTACTTTTCTTAATGCTGTGGGATCTGTTTCAAAAAACATTTCTAATATTTCATCGGACTTTTCCAAAAGCCCTTTGATTGATGTTGATAGGTGGTTGATCATTAGTTTAAGTTCCAATTGTGGTTTTCAAATTCGTTTTCCAGGTCCTCAAATTCTATTCTTCGATCCTGACTTTCCTGCTCTTTAGCCTCTTGTAGCCAAATCGCTTTTAATTGTTCATCTGTGTAACCTTCCATTACTTCTCATTCTAAGTGATCTTCTAATCGGAGCAGAAATATTTCTGTACTCAATTATTGCTTCAATCGCTGTAGAAATACCTTCAGCGTAAGAAGCCGAGCCAACACCTATAGCTCTATGCCATTCAGCATCATTCTGCATATTGGTAAGGTTGGCGATCAATCCATTTAGCGTACTGTTTGGATTGTCATTTACTTTTGCTACTTTTGTGTTCATTCTTTTGGCTTTTTAAATGGTCAAAGTGAAAGGGGATCGTTGGTAGCGACCCCTTTTTTATTTTCATTCTTTTGGGTTGCTGATTATCTAATTTTTGAAGGATTGAGAATAGATTTCTTTTTATAGAGCTTAATCCACCGCTCAACATCTTCAGGGAAGAATCTTATAAACCTGCCTTTTGTGTGATACCCTATTTCATCTTTCCAGGCTAGTATTGTTTGGGCGGTATATCCCGTGCACTCCGCAACTTCCTCGGCAGAAAGAAGCGTGATATTCCCTTTTTTTAAGGATTTCTCATTATTCTTAACAAGCTCCTTCATTTCTTCAAACATGACCATCATGTTTTTGAAAGTGTCCGATTCCATTGTTATTACGTTCATTACACTAATGCTTTTTCGTAGGTTAAACCAGTGTTCAATTCAAAAACTCTGCGTAGCTCGGTTATAATCTCTTCCCGATAATCAGGCTTAATAGAACTCGCCTCCTTAGCTACAATAAATCTGGTAGTCTGAAAGCCGCTTTTGATTAAATTGGCAGCTACCATAGAGAAAAGTCCGTTTGGTGCATTCTCTTGGATGAATTTTAATTCGTTTGGATCTACTTGCATAATTTTATTCCGTTATCTTTTGCCCAATCAATCAGCTGTGCCTTTGATTGGAAGCCCAACTTCTTTTTAATGTTTTTTAAATGAGTTTTAACCGTAAACTCTGAAAGGTTAGTTAATACACCAATAATCCTGTCGGGCCATAAAAGCAATGGGATTAGCTTGTCCTCAGCCTTTGAAATTTGGTTAGCCTTGCAGATGGTCCCGGAATATGGGCAGCTATCTCTTATTGAACAGTGCACGTATTCCGGATCTGTCAACTCTCCATCTTCATCTAGATCTGGAGACATATTGAAAGATCCCCACATGCATTGACCATATCGGTTAACCTGGTCATCCTCATTATCACCTGCGAGCCTTTTAATGGCTTTATAAGCTAGTGGCCTATTTTTCATGTGACGGACAATTTTTGTTTTTATCCTTTCAACTTTTATTACTGGCTGTATACCGTTATCCGCGATACACATTAAAACTTCATTATCACTGTACAATTCAGCGCTTTCACCTATCATCCCCCCTGGTAGCAAGGTTTTGATCATTTTAGTACTTATTAGGTATTCTTTTGGGTTTATTAAATTGTTATCTTTGTTTGTGTTCACAAATATAATATATCTGTAGATATATTTATATATAAAATATATACATAGATATATTTATTTAGTTAAATGACTGATAATCAATTAGAAAAAATTTCAAAAAGATTTCGACTAGTTCGGAAAATGCTTGATTTAGGACAAAAAGAGTTCGCTAAGCAAGCCGGAATGGTTCAGAGCTACGTCTCAGATATCGAAAATGGCAAGAAAAATATATCACCAGCGATATATTTATCACTAGAAGATACATTTAATGTGAACAGAAGGTGGCTATCAACTGGCGAAGGAGAAATGTTTTTGCCTGAAAGCAATGCAAAATTGATCACACAGACTAACGATCCCCTAGAAGTATATCAAAACAAAAACAACGCTAAGTTCGTCGAACTTGGTAATGGTAAGTTGCTGATGACAATCCGGAAGGTTCCAGAACAGGCCAGAATGGGGTATGCGCATGGATGGTCAGATCCTGAGTTTATAGAAACCTTAGACTACCACTCGATTATTGTGGACAAGATCCATAGCGGCAATTATGTTGCATTCGAGGCCGTTGGCGACAGCATGGAAAACTATACGACAGAAGAAATGTCTAAGGAAAGTATACCGCATGGATCTACCGTAACGGGTAGGGAAGTTGGCAGACATCTTTGGAATAGCAAATTCCACAATCATAAATGGCCCGATTTTATTGTAGTCCTTGAGGATGGTATTGTAATAAAGAGATTGATACACCACGATGTAGAAAACGGATTAATAACACTTCACTCTTTAAATCCCAACAAAAGGGTCTATCCTGATAAAGAATACAGCTTAGATGAAGTGAAGCAAATATTCAATGTGATTAACGTAACAATAGAAAGGTAGATCTAATGCTGAAGAATCAAAAGTTCAAAGAGGCCCGAAAAGCTGCTGGTTATACCCAAAGAGAATTTGCGGAGAAATTTGGATCTAACCAGGCTTATGTTTCAGCACTCGAAACTCGAAGTAATTTTTCTATGGAAACTGCTATAGAGTTAGGAAAAATACTAGGCATAGACGGTAAGGATCTTATGGTAGATGAAGGTGGATCTAAATTAGAAGTTGATAAAGAGTCCATTGTAAAAAACGTCCTCGCTTTCCTTAAGCGGAACGATATAAAAATTGTAGATTTAATTAAAGAAATGAATGTTTCTAGAACTGCGTTTTATAATCAGATTAAGAATGAGAATATGAAGCAAAGTTTTAAAGATGCATTCGAAAAAGCAACACAACATAAAATAATGCCGATCATCAACGGCGAAAAGTTCTAACCATGAAAAAATTAATCTTCTTATTCTTATTGTTTCCGGCTTTAGCGTTCGCACAGGATTACGATTACAAATCTGACCTACCAATTAAAGATGGATCGATCGTCTACGAAAAAACAGTTGACGGACTTGATCTCAAAAAAGACAAGCTTTACGCTGTTAGTAAAAAATGGATAGCAGATAATTTTTCCAACGCAAAATCAGTAATTCAATCTGAAGATGTCAACTCTGGCCAGATTATAGCAAAAGGGATTTCGAATATCCCGAATAAACCGGCATTGCTAGCGTTATTAGGCGACCAAAAGTACAAATACACAGTTCAGTTTGATACTAAGGACGGCAAATACAGGATGAGGATTTACGATATCGCCATCCACGTTGATGTTAATGGCTATCAACAGGACAGCTATATCAATGACGTGTTTCTAAATTCGAAACCAATCACTGGAGCAAGTAGAATAGCCAAGGCAAAAAAAACGATAGATAACTTCAACACTTTGTTCAATGGATACCTAGAGTCTTTCCACCAGGCAGTTATCAAAGCAAAAGAAGATACATTTTAGTCAAACACTTTATCCGCCACATCATCCATTTCATCGGACTTTCTGAGTTCTTTAATGTACCTTTCTGTCATAGACCTGGAGGAGTGGCCAAGCATTGCCTGAACATCCTTAAGATCACCACCTAACTTTTTATCTGCCATTGCAGCGAATGAATGCCGGGCATTGTGTGTAGTGATTTTTTTATCTATTTTTAGCAAGGTCATGATGTCCGCTAGAGTTTCATTAATTTTAGTAGTTCTATAAGTAACCTGGTTGTTAAGATCATCCTTAGACTGATCAACAGATCCTTTCATAAAAGGAAACAAAAATCCTTCACCGGATAAATACTCTTTTATAATCGCCAAAAGTTTGGGTACAATTTTGATCGAGTGGGGTTTATTTCCTTTTCCGGTGCTATAAATTAATCTATCCTCGGTGAAATTATGCTTTTTAAGCCTGAGCACATCACCAATACGCATGCCCCTGCCATAGTACTGAACCAAGAAAGCGTTACGATAATGGAAAGCATCACCTACTAACTCCAGCTGTTCGATTTTAATAATTTCTTCTGAAGTGAGCTTTAACTTCACCACTTCATCAACTTTATTTTTTCTCTTATTCAGTGGTACATTGACCTGGCCAGCAAAATTAACTATAGTCTTTATGGTGCTAAACGTGTCATTGATCGTGTTATTGGAATTACCCTGACCACCCCGATTATTAAACTCTCTAGTTTTACAATGCTTCTCAAATAGCTTTATCCATTGGTTATCGATATCTGAGATTAGAAAAGGTTTTGGGCTAAATCTTTTAATCTTATTTACTCGGCCTTTAACTGTATCGTAGTAGCCGCTTTTAGGATCTAACGTAGCAAGGTAATTATTAGCAAATTCTTGAAATGATGGCTCAATCTCTTTGCGCTTTAATGGCTCTTCGAAAAAAACATCTTCAGCATCCCAATCAGTATTAGAAAATTTCAGATCATTAAATTTCTTTTTATAAAAAAGCAGCTGTTCTGTTATCTCTTGGTTCTCGAAAACGTAAGTTGGCTTCTTTTTATTTACAAGCTTATTTACTTTATCCCACTCTTTAACAAAGGCTCGTCCGATGGTCTTACGTTTAATTTTTTTATCTTTGGTAACGGTAACAGTAATAGGATGCCTACCATCAGATAAAACTTTTGATGTATACAGTTCTACTCTTATTGAAGCCATGGTGTAGTTTTAGTGTAAAATCGGTGTAAACCTTAAACGCTCTCAAACGATATCAAACGATAAACAAATATAATAAAAAGGCTTTGAAGTAGTGTAGAGGCATTTCGGAAAAGTCTAAAAAAGAAAAAGAGCAACCTATCCAGGATTGCTCGATTAACTAACTTATTATTCATAAAAAATGCTGTTGGGGAAGGAGTCGAACCTTCAAGGGGTAGTTAGCTACAGTTCAAAAAATTA